CTTGAACCAAGCTCGGCGTAAATGGCGGCGTGCCATACGGCGTCGACTGCGGGATCAGGCCAAGCAGATTCGTGCCGGTGCCATCGCCAAGCAGCAGTTGGTTTTCCTCGACCAATGCCAGCCCATAGCGCAATTCAGCGTCGATCGTGCTCTGCAATGCCGGCGCATCGTCCAGCGCGTTTCGAGAACATTGCATGTAATGCGCAACGGTTTGCACCGGGGTTTGGATTTGCGAGAAATGCGCGTCGCTCTGCGGCTTCGGCGCGGCTTCGCTGACGGTCGCGGCCATATTCTGTCGCTGCGTTTGCCGGCTAAACCAAACGGAGTTGCTCGTGGTCGTCCCCGGCGCGAGCAAATTCCGGATCGTCATGCGCCGTTTCGGCAAGGCTACCGGCGTCGTCTCGACATGCGGCGCGATCATCGATCCGGCGAGCGTCGGCGCGCTGGTGACCGCGGAAACGGCCTTCACCTCAATCCGCTGCATGGCGCGCGCGCCGAAATTCTTAAACTGTTCCGAGGCGACGATCGTCGCGCCCCAGGATTCATCCTGCATTGGCCCGGCGTCGTGCTGGCCGCCGCGTCTGGCCATTTTTTGCTGCAAATCGCCGATGGAGGCATTGACGCCTTTGATTGCCTTTTCGCTTTCGGCGAGCTGCTTTTGCATCTTCTCGTAGTTGTCGACGACGGCCTTATGGTTGTCGGTCACAAGCTCAATGAGTTCGGTGGTATCCATAGCGTCATTTCCAACTCTTCAGTTCAAGCGACTGCCGGCGCAGAACGTCGGCAATGCGCTTGGTGTCGATTTCGGGGGTGACGGATTTCGTCAGGCCGGCGAAGCCGCGCGCCGTGACGGCTTCCGCCGCGCGCCGGGAAAGCCCGGCGTCGCGCAGCAGCTCTTCCAGCTCGTCCGGCGTCGCCAGCATTTTGACTTGCCGGATGCGCGCATCCTTGTTGCTGCCCAATGCCACAAGGCTGATTTCGTGGACGTCAAGGCGCTGAATCGTCCGCGTGCCGTCCCGGGCGTGCGAGCTGCTGCCGGCCGGCACGGTGTAGCCGATCGATAGCCCGGAAATGTCGTTGGCCTTGGCGTGCGCGTGCGCGTCGCGGCCTGCCGACGTGGCGAGGTTGAACTTGCCGCTAATGGCAAGCCCGCGCCCGTCCTCTTGCATGGTCATGATGCGCCCTATCGGGCGCGCCTGATCGTGTGCGAACAGGAACGGCGGCATTGTGCCCGCCGCCTTGTGGCTTGCTATCGATGCCGCGAAAGCGCCCGGCCGGATGACGTCGCGATGGCTGTCCATCGAGAACGCGGCAGCGTGGCCGGAAAACTCGCCAGCCGCACCGCTGTCGACGAATTTCAATTCCAGCGCATGGCTGTGCTCGATTGTCGTCGCGTCGTCGTTGTGGTGGAGCGTCATCGTGTTCAATCCGGCAAATGGAAAGCGCAGGCCGACTAGGCTCTGGTATCGCTTTGCACCGCTCGATGCCGTCCGTTCGTAAACGTGACCGCACCATCTGAACTGATGACAGGTGCAAAGATAGTCGCACCTAGCGCGTTGTCAATGTCGCGCGCCGCCCGATGGCTCCGACGTCTGCCGCGCGCGCTGCGTCATGAATTCCGCGCCGGCGATAAGCGCCGTGCACGCGGCTGGCGTGCCGCGCAGCTTCTCAAGCATTAACCCGGCAAATGTGAGCATCGCGTCGGCCGCCTCATCGGCGTCAGCGCCGTCCTTGCACATCTCGACGTAGTGGTCCCGCCACATGGCGAGCAGCTTTGTCAGTTCGGTTGGTTCGCTCATTTTCGGATTCCTTTCTGCAGGAGCGCCCGCAATTCGAGGGCGCGGGGGATGGAAGCGTTGTACAGTTCCGGGTAGGGATTGCGTTCCATGCCCGGGTAAACGTCGAGCGGCCCGGCTTCATGCGGCGCGAGGCGGAGCACGGTCCAATGCAGCCGCCGAAACACAGCGCCGTATTCGGCGCGCTCTTCGGCCATTTCGTCGCTGTCGTCATAAACGTCATCCGCGCCGATCGCCTGCAATTCGAGCCCGCGCCGAAATAGCGCCACGGCCTCCGGCGTGATCTTCGGGTTTCGATCCTTCGGGACGCGGCGTTTCGTCGGCATGGGTTATCCCCTGTTGCTGCGCAGCGGCGGCGGCGCCGTGCGCGATACCGCTTCGGTGGTGCCTAAGTCCAATTCACGGCACAACCGCGCGAAGGCCAAGCGGCTATCCCGTTCGATCGCGACTTCCGGCCGCAGCCGAGGCGCATTGAAACGATCGAGATACGTTGTGCCGTTCGTGGCGAGCGCCTGTCGGGCTTCCTCAGCGCGGTCCAGCGCCTCGCAGGCGAGCCGCAGCAAGTGGATGTGATGCGGCTCAAGCGCGTACTCAGCGGTCACGGCATGCCACCAGCGGCGGCTTATGTCGCTCAAATGCGGCGGTGCCGGTGGCTTGCGCTTGTTCATCGGATCTCAAATTTCGATTTCATCGGGGGCGACGGCGTTCAACGCGCGACTTCCCGGCCGGTAGAATTCCCTTAAGACAGGAGTTTTTTGCCGTGCCCCGGGGGGTGCCTGTCATCTCGCGCTGTTCGGCGCATGCCGATGCCATTCCGTTAGAAAACTTTGTTAGAAGCGTCGCGCTACTTTCAAACGGCGAGCGCGCGGGTGCGACCCGCACCGGGTGCCGTCAGCGGTGCCTCTTTTCTGATCTCGGCATTGCTTCACCTCGATGCCGCTCGCTTACGCACCGCGTCAAAACCTAAGCGATTGGCGAGGACATTTGACATCGGGAATCCCTCCACGGACGGGAAGCTGGTGAAGTCGTGCTTTCGGAGCGACAATTTGCGCCCGATGCGCGCTTCAATGCAGGCAACGCACATGTTGTCATCCCACTTTAGGCCCAGCTTGCGGTTCCAGAGATCGCTACTGAGCATGCAATAGTCGCCGATCTTGATGACATTGACGCCGCACCCGATGCACTTGTGCCGGGCGATCTCTCTGCGGGAAAATTTGTAGTGTCCCAGATGCGTGGTCATTTCGCCCTCACAATTCGTGTAACAGTTTGCCGGTGGCCTTGCGAAGCCCGCACAGCGATTTTCCATGTCGGCCGGTGTCTCGTGCGGCCACTGCACTTGCGCGCATGGCTGACGCGCTGTGGCCCGGCGCGAGCCTGTCCTGCATTCACGGACCGCACGCCACGGCGTTAGCCGCAGTCTTCGCGCGACGTCGATCGCGCCAGTAGCCGATCTCGATAAATTCGGCGAGCGTTTTGATTCTTCCCAACTTGCGATCAGCAACAAGATTGCCGTACCGATGCGCTGTTTCGATCAACGCATTGACCATCCCGGGAACGTCGCCGGTTTCGCGCAACGCCGCACAGAACGCGATCCGCGACGCGGTTTCGTCGTCCGGCTTCGGGTAGATGTCGCGGAGAAATTGAAAATCGCGCTCGTCATAGTCCGGCGTCATCGACGCTGCGCCGCCGCCGGCCGCGTTAGCGGCGTCGCCGGTACCTAGTTGTTTTTGGGAAGACGCGGCCAGAGAGACTCTACCGTCATCGGGATTCTTTCCCGCGCCTTCAGGCGCGCGGGAAGGATAGATTCCGTTTGGACTCGATGTTGCGTCATCGGCAGTCGTTTTCTGGTCTGTTAGATTCGTTGTTTCCACATACTCAGATCGCGGGCTGAAGGCCCGCGCTCTTTGATGGTTCTAGATGGTTCTTTAGATGGTTCTGATCGGCTGGCCGATCTTTTCGGCAGGCAAATTTGATCTTTTAGCTTTCGCCCAATGATCGGCTGGCCGATCTTTTATTGATCGAGAATGATCGGCTGGCCGATCTTTTAGGATCAGGCGATAGCGGTGCGAATGCCCGCGCCCGGCGCGTCCGGGCTCAAGGGCAAGGTGCCCGTTCGCCACCAGCTTAGGCACCAGCTCGATAACGGTCGGTTGCGACAACGCGCAAGCCGTCGCGATCGTCCGGGATGACGGCCACGCATCGCCGCTCTGCCGGTTGACGTGTTCCGCGATCACATACGCGATCTTGAAAGCTGACGGCGGCAGATCGGGATCGATCGCCACCCGATCGAGCCATCTGAAAATGTCGCCAGTGAATTGGCTGGCCGATTTTTCCGGTGCCGGTGATGGCTGCTCTTGCGCTTGGCGCGCTGCGGTTCTATTCGTCATGTGCCAACTAACCTTTCTTTCTAGGCCGCTCAGCGTTTCGCAGGCGCTGAGCGGTTTCGTTTTTGCGTTCTGCTTTTTGGTGCAGCGCCCTACAACGGCGCGTCCGGCGCATGGTCATGCGCGGCCATCCACCTATCGAGTTCGGCGCGGCGATATGCGCACAGCGCGGGCGAGCTTGATGTACTGCGGCCCGGAACCGTCGCCGCGATGCCGGGCGATCTCTAGAAACTGGCGACTTAGCTTGAGGTAGTTGGCGGCCTCGACGGTCGTGAGATATTCGACGGTGGCGGCTTGCTGGTCAGGCATGGCGACATCCTTTTGTTGATGCCGAGCGCCTGAAAATAAAAAGGCTGCCCGGCTCTTTTGAGAGCACGTACAGCCAAAGCAACGGTATTGGCCCCGCTACGTCCTACCAATATGCCACGTTCCTAAGAACGAGCAACAACAATTATCTGTTACTAATTACGCGGCTCTGCTCTT